CGGGCCTAACCCGTGTAAAATTCGCGGCCTTGGCCGCGCATCAGGAAAAATCCCTATATTGACTATTCATCAATATAGTTAAAACCTTTATGTTTTAATTCTACACGGCTCTGTACCAATTAATTAAAATTGGCCCGCTCAGGGCCACCCTGAACGGTCTCTAAGAATATGTGATACTGGGAGTTCCAACCATATAAAATAGTTGAAAATCATCTCCAGCAGCACATACATAATGGTTTCGCAAAATATTGCCACCATCGTAAGTGTGTTGATGTCCACCTTCATTGTCGCGTCTTAGAGAACGCGCGACTTGAAAGCGCCTATTTGAGTAATAGGGCGATTCCCATTCGAGAACCGGATTATATTGACCTGTGGTGACTTCCGTACCAGACCATCCATATCCTAGGACGTCTTCCGGGTCAACACCATCGTTTTTATTGTACCCACCAACAGGTACTAACCTAACAGCATGAATGCGTGCTCGATCATCACGAAAATCTGGAATTGCTTTCCATCTTGTAGCTCCACGTCTTCCTAAAAACAAGACAGAAAGTCTTGTTAAAAGTGTTTCGTGTAATGTAGAGCTGGGTCCATTCCACTTGTAATGTGGAAAATTGGGGAATCTATACGACGAACGTATATCCTCATCCGTTTCATTGACAGCGTATTTGGTATATCTTTTCAACATCGTTCTTATTGAAGCGATCCTCTCTCCAAAGAAAACAGAATCATCATATGTGTAAGTATCTTGCACATCTAATAATGTTTCTGTGACGACGGATTCAGGCTGATGTTCATTTTCACGTTCTTCGGACTGAGCAACATAACCTGAAACCATAAAGTTTCCAACAATATTGACATAATCTGTATCGTATGCCTCATATACGACTCCCTTCGTTAAGGCGGGAGGATCCGCCGTAGGAGATCCGCCTTGACACGGTTCAATCTGACTGTCTTCGTGCCACTCATTCCATGAATTGATAAGAAACCACTGATTGTTTGTTGTAATAGCGGTTCCCTCTAAATTCGTCAAAAACGATTTAAAAAGACTACCTTCATCATAACCTGCCAAAGCACGTGGCAAAACATTGTTTCCTGCACGCACTGCTTTATCGTTGTATCCGGGAGAAATCGTTGGTACTATATGTATACTCGGATTAAGGCTTTTCCATTGTCCATACCGGTTGCACATATCTATGATTACTTGATTCGAAACCTTATTGTCACCATCTTTGATTTGTCCACCAACGTCATATGCTCCCAGTGCTCCCAATCGCGACGTCACTGAGCCACCAAAAGCACGCGGAGTACCAAACATTAGATCACCAATGATGTAAGGATATGTGGTATATCCACCGATAGACGAATCTTGACACACATTAATTATAGTTTGTAATATGAGTGCCTTATCAGTGTCAGTATACGCTCGTAAAAGGTACAAGAACACAACTGGACAACTAGTTTGAGAACCATCTTGTAAATTTCTTTTTAGATATTTGTTACTCTGAAAATAGTTAATTTTAGCGTGAGTAAAATCTGTAGTAATGGTATCTCTTACCTCAGAAGTCCAAATTCGTTGTCCTCCTGTGCTTGGTAAGTTTCGCAATTTATTCATTTCGTACAGCAAAGACACAAACATAGTTCCAGATGCAACAGTTCCAGCTTCTAGGAACGCTGCGTCTGCAAACTGCTGATCTGGTCCACTGCCTAGACCTCCCCATGAACAAACACAATAATCAATACCAGCTTTAAGCATGGTGTCAAATTGGGCACGTACAACAGTTCTACTTCTATCGTCATATTCGTCTACTGAGATACCGGGAACAGCAGGATACTGTCTGGGAACGAGTTGATCACGTAAGTACCCTTGATTGTTATGGAAGTCATTTGTATGCCACCCATAATAAAAGACACCACACTTGAGTCCACCAAATGTCTTAGTTGGCTGAGGATATGACAAACCTGTGGGTATCTGAGGATCCTCAGGATCGTTTGCTACAGGATCATCCAAATCTGTAACATCTGCAATGATTCGTGTTCTTGTAACAACCTCTTCTGTAGGAACAGAAAATTGGATATCTTCATCTGTAGAAACCGCTAACAAAATTTCAATAGAAGTTTCACTGGTTTCGTCTGGAACTGTGAGATTATTTGCAACACTGACTACAATCACACCATTATGTGCAAGTAGATCCAGATTACCATTTGGTATGGTAGGAGCTATACCATTATTAGTGACTTGTAAAAAATTTCTATCGGAACCCCATCCTACACCAATGGCATGGTCATGAACTTCAGCTAAATCTACAATCTCTGATTGTACTACATTATAATCTTGTCCATCCTGTATACCATAAGGTTCAAACCTAAAACGAAGTTTGCCCCGATGAAAATTTGATGCGTTTACCATAAATCTATAATTCATGGTGCCTCGCCAATATCTAAAAAACTGGGCAAGGTATGCGCACGGTGGCAAATCTGTTTTAGAATCTGTGGAAAATGTAGACCTAATATAAGGTGTCACAGGTATTCTGAGCAATTCGGTGTCTGGAGTGTCAGAAATGTCCCAAGAAAATCTTGTAATAAGAGCTTCTTTACAACAAATCCCAGGGATTGTCATTTCATCCTCACCACTTAATCCTACAGTTCTGGGATCCACAGTAACCTCGTTTTTAACGTCTAAAGTTAAAGTTCTAGCCATATCTTTATCATTGACAGTTGCTAGTGAACCTACGTGACGTTGTCTGGTATCCATTATATCATGTGTACCTCGAGGTTTGGAATATCCAAATATGTCAGCTACTCTACCAATCCTATTAGCTACTTCTTCCGTCGCCCTAGCGTACGGTCCTATAACCGGTATTGAAGACGCCATGCCGGCGATTTTACCAACTGCTGTAGCTGTTTTGGAAACAACCTTACGATTCGCCTCGCCCATCTGACCTGCATAAGTTGTGGAAGTAGGTTGCATTACCTGAGCGTCCGGCATCCAAGCAAAAAGTGTTACGGTACATGAAGGTGTCTCACCTGCTGCATGTTTCAAAGTGGAAATAGGAATAAATGTCATTCTTCCCAGTTGAGCCCATTCTTGTAAAGGAACATGCACAGCATTATATTGCCAGAAAAAAGGCAATATCATTTCTCCACCTGAAGACGTAGTAGGATTCATGTAGATTCTCTGTCTTTGTGACAACCTACATAGGCGGGACTGAGCATTTGCTGGAGCAAAGTTATCTTTAGAATATAACGGATGGTAGTTCATCATCAGCTTTCCATAGAGAAACGGTGATCCGTTTATAACTGCTTTGACATGTAAATTGCCCTTAAGCAACTTGAAATTTGCAATTTTCCTTGCTACCGTTGGATTGCTCAAAAATTCATCCCATGGATTAATTTCAGTGATGGTAGTACCACTGGAAGTCCATGTGAATTGTCCAATTTTTACAGGTCTGGACAAAAAATCTCCTAATTGTAGTCCGCTGTGTGTTGCAGCAGACATGGATGGGTCTTCCTCCGTACGCACTCCGTGCGTCCATCCTTGGTCGTTGAATTTAAAAAGTACTGTATTTCTATTTTCAGTAAGTCCTTTAACTTTGGTGTGGGGTCGAACTTAAGCACCCACAAGTCATCCACTCAATTGCTGCCCGTAGGCCGCCACTCAAGGGTGGCACAATAACTTCCAAAGGCACATGTAGATTCGAAGTGGGAATCGTTTCTACTGAGTCATTCTCGATGGAAGCTGAGGTATTTGCTACGTTTGTACGTCCAGATCCTCCACTGGACAGGTTATTTTCAATCTCTTCTTCAACCCTTCGAGATTTCTTACGACAACAAGGGTTTAAGCAACATTGTATATTGAAGGTAACTTCTTCAAAATCTACAATACCAATGTGTGCTTCGAGCTCTTCTGCATGAGCTTCATATCGCAAATCAGATTGTTCTTCGACTTCACATATTGTTTTGCCGAAGATTTTAATCTGCTTGTTAGTGTCGATTTTCTTTGTTTTTGCGATATTTTCTAATGTGGGCTTTGAACGAAAACGATATTCTGTGTGACGTTTGCCAGAATCATAAGCCCAATTTACTACGAAATCTTCATAATTACGAGACAAATGTACTACAGGTATATTATGTTTTGTACTTAATTCCTGTATGAAATTATGATATTTCGTAAAAGTCTCCCTTCCATGTAACGAAGATTCTTTTAATACTGAAGACAGAGCTTGTCCTAACTGATTTTCGACTGTTTCTACCTTAGATGGTAGGAAATAAAGCATACTTTTGTATAAAGATTTCTCATCCAATTTTCCAATTACACTATATCTATCTACACAGGTATGAAAATGTCTTTTGAGAAAATCTTCTTCCAAAATGTTTTGAAATTCAGTTGGAATTGACTCTTTATCAGGCAAAGTAATAGTTACACCAAAACTTTGTAAAGATTCTTGTAAAGTAATAAAGTTGAAATTGTGTTCTTCTTTACGAATAACGGTAGATGCACAGTCATCACCTAAATGTATGCTACGGACATAGTCTAGAGCTCGCATATTTTTCAACCCATCTTTATCATTTATGTCATAAAAAGCTATACACAACATCATAAGTCCAGCAATACTTCCAACAGGAGCTGTACAACCGTTTCCAGATGAATGTGAAAAATTACACTGAACAAGAGTTCCATTGAACCAAATGTATGGCGTAGTTTTCTCATCAGCAATGCCTTTCATTATTTTCAAATCTCTACTTGAATATCCTCCCATAGCTTCCGCGATATCGATCATAACTTGCCATGACATCTTCATCAAATTTTCTGGTAAAGTTTTATCAAAAGCTGCAAAATCAAGAGCTACACCGTCTTCAACTTTGGATTCTATTTTTTCACCTTTACGTAATAAATAATCCAAAACGCATTCCCAGTCATAGCTTTCTGCATTCAATCCGATAGCACTATGAGCAGATTCAGGATGTTGCATCATGTAAGACATGACTGGTCCAAAATACATGGAAACCACTGTCATCATGTCCAATTCATCAGAAAAGAATACTCGCGTACGGTAAGATTCAACTTTAGAAATTTTAAGTGGTTCATCCTTAAGATTGCTGTTTAAACAATTTTTGATTCTTTTGCCCGATGCCAAAGACTCAATTATGTTTTCAATGTCTTTATAAACATAATCTTTATATACATAAGGATATTCTTCATTTTCTAAATGACTTGCTTTAGTTTTGCCATACTTAATACCAGCTGCTGTGCTCATTTTCTGACCATCAAGACCTCGTACTCCTGGGATACCGTTAATGGCTTCTTGAGCTGTCAAAGGCCTACATATTCCTCCAGCCTCTTTGTATACTTCCATCTTAGTCAACATACACTCGACTATTTCGTGTTTAGCTCTACATAAAGAAGTATATGGCATCATGTTTTTAGTTCTTTCCAATTCATCAATACAATTTGTCCAAGGACTAATAATTTTACCATCTTTATATGTCGCTGTTGATTTAGGGATTCCATATGGGTTGTTAATATCAAAATATTTACAAACATCATCGTGATAAGGTGTCTTCTTCGTATACATTCTTCTAGGTCCAGTACCTCCTACTGCGCCCATAGCATCTATAGGGACATGTTCTGAAAGATTTTTAGTGGGACAGAAAGGATGAATATCTCCAGTAACATTACACATATGACTGTCATAAGCCTCATCTTGTGCAATATCTTGAAAAACACATACTTCATTTAGAGCTTCAATGGCTTTCAATAACATGTCTTGCGTGACTGCTTGTGAACATTCATCGTAACATTTGTCCATTCCAGCGATATGTACTCCAACTATTTCAGGTTTTTTCATATCTGCTACAAGTAAACTAGTACACATACCTTGTGTGGGATATATAGAACAAGTTCCAATATAACCATCACCAGTTATGTTTTTGTCTTTATTACAAGAATATTTGAAAAACTTCCTTCTTAAACCAGTAACATCATAGATATTAATTTCATGGTTTTCCTTTCTATGTAACATTTTAGCTTTGCTAAACCCATTTTCACTAATTCTCTTAGAAAACAAGTCTACAATATTTCTCGAGAAATTAACTCCAGTTAATCTAATCATTACTAAATCTTTACCAAACGAAACCCATTGGCGTTCATCTCCATATGAACTAAAATCTACTCGTACTTTCTCTACACGACCGTTTTGTCTGCAGATATGCAATACAACATCATCATCTACAGAGTTTACGAAATGTAAAGGAATTACCAGATATCCTTTGGACACAAATACACCATTTACTCTCTTGATTTTGTTTTCAGAGTAAACTGATACATGTACAACGTTTTGCGCTACTCTGTTTACAAGTTGGTCTGTTGTCATATTCATAGTTTTGCCTCCGGCTGTATTACCGCCGAGTCCACGGAAAATTTCCCATACACTACGTTCTAACATTTTTTCATTTTCTTCTTCAACTGTGTTAGCTTCAATGGAATGTCCCCCGTATGTTTGGGAAACAACTGAAGCTGCAAGTTTCAAAATATAAATTGAAATACCTAGAACTACAAAACGACGTAATATAATAGAATAGTTAACTTCGTTAAATAAGCTGCACATACGATTACATACACAAGATTCAAAAGACATCGAAATGAAAATTCTTGAAATAATTAGAACTGTCATGTCTTTAATATAAAAGACAATTAGCACAAATGTAATTATTCCAACCATTTTACAATATATGCCTCCGAATATAATAAGACAAACGGGTAAAAACGCATGAAGAATGCACATGAGCGTCATAAAATAACGAATATTACCTTGACATATAGTCCAAAGTTTGTTCACATATGTCAGTTCAGTAGTAAAGAAAACCCATCTCTTAAAAGATGTGTATGTTGAATACAATTCATTCAATAGACTGTCTGTGTATTCACATACATCATCAACAGAGATATGTGCATCATAACCACATTTACATATTTCTTGTGGCATGGAACATGATTGGCATGTTTGACAATTCAAAGCATTTCTAACTTCCAGAGCTTTCTTTTCCCTGGAAAAATGCTTTTTGGATTCATCTTTCATGAAGTTCATAAATTCATCTATTTCAAACCAGTTTTTAACAATACCTTTTGCATCTGGTGGACTTTGAACAATTTTCATTGTGAATCCCTTACCATCTCCAGAAGATTTTTCTGTAATAAAACATTTTGAAATTTTGAATTCCCACACTGGTGGAAATTGCTTTCCAGAGAACATTTCTGACACCAAATCTGCATTTAGTTCTGTGGAATTCGGAACACAAAATTCCTCCTTCACACAAAACTCTATTTCATATTTGAATCTTCTATGCACGGACGCCTCATTATGACTTTCTTGTGCGGCATTTAAACCACGATTATTTGTGGTTGCGATTACTACTTTGGGTTTCATTAGTACTTTACCTTTTTCTGCTAAATCAGCTTTGACAGCTGATTGTGCTACATTGTTAATAAGAGAAATAACAACATCGCTAGTCCTACGAACTTCAGCACCACCTTTACCTACTTTACCATTAGCTAAATCATCAAGTAAAATGCCATAAGTATTGTTACGTACCTGATCATCGTACTTTGAATTTGTATTATAAGTAATGATGTTAGCTGGTTCGCACGGATAGCTATTAATTTCTAATAACCATCTAATCATAGGAATTGCAAACCAACTTTTGCCTACTGAAGAATTGCCATGAAACATTAATGCGAAAGCTTGTTCTTGACTTTGTTGTTCCATTTGAATACTCGCCATGGAAGACAATGTATCATTGATTCTATCCATATATGCTTTATAAAAGAATTTATCTGAAGATTTGGGATCCTTCATTTTACGTTCTACGATAACTCGCAATTTTTCTAATTGTTCAACATATTGTTCATTGCTCATTCCATCAGCATATGAGGACAGATTTCCAATAAGTACTTGTTGATACAAAGCCAAAGTTTTAGAAATTTTTGATTCTAAAGAATCGGAGCTAAAAAAGCCATCAAAATTACCACTAATTTCGTAATTTGAAACTCCTTTCAATACTGAATTTAATACTAGTTTGCATGCTACAAAGATGTCTTTTGCTTTAACAATTCCTTGTGCTTTACGCAACGAATATAATTCTACTCCGGAAAAGTTAAAATTGATTTCAGGTAAAAAACCTATGGTAACTAAAATTATTGCCAATTGTGCAAAACCTAAACCTAAATCAGAATTTGCAAAATTTGACCATGTCTTAGAAAGATCATCTAATATACCAACATCCATATGTGCTTCATAGTTTTCCATTTTATTACACATCTTTTGAATCTTTTCAGATTGGGCGCTATAATTTTTGGAAAAAACGAGATTTTCAACTTTTTTCCTAAGAAATGTTGAAACATTGGCTGAAGGTTTAAAAACTTGTATAATTGCTAAACATGAGGATAGAGCTTTATGGGGCTTACTCCAATCTGTGGCAATAATGATTTTGAATATCAATTCAAACGTGGCCTCTGTAACCTCGGTGTTGCGAAAAAGCATACGACTACTAGTAATGTATGCATACAAATTTTCCGATTTCAACATCAAGAAAGAGACTATGTCTTTTGAGAAAAAAGACAACATAATAAAAGGAAAAAGTACCATATTTGGTACTACAAAAGACGAAAGAATGAGAGAACTAAAACCAAAAAAGTAATAAGATACAATACTTTTGATATCTTCCACGGCCGATGTGGAAGCATGTGCTTTATAATGTTGCATCTTATGCATATTTTTCTGTATTTTCATTACTCTCTTCATTTTAAACTTATCAGTTTTGATTTTATTTCTTCTATCTACTTTGTTTTCACCGAACGAATATACATCGTCCACTATGTCTTTCATACTACCGGAAGCTAAAAACTTCCATTCGGTAGTATCTACTTTTGGCGGAACCACCCACGTGGTGTTACCAATAAGGGCATCAGCCCAATTATCTGCGTTATTATTATTTTGGTTCGACATTCTGAATATTTTAAAATTTTATATATATACTTTCATTAGTTAAATGAAAAGGATAAAGATAGTTGCATGTGTTGGGATTTTAAAATATATGGGGACGAGTTAGGAACGCATAAGGGAGAGGGTTTGTTTCTATATTTTTGGTAATATAGGACCAGGTCATAACGTGGAGATCTACACCCGGCTTTTAGACCCAGCCTCGGGATCAAATTTATTAAAACTCTTAACCAAAGAGATATTGAAGACAAATTATAAAACTTCACATATTTTTCCTCCACTAAAATCGAAACTAGCTTTCATCCACTTTTCCAAACGTGAAATGAAATGCTTAAGAACATTCAAGCTTCTTGCATTCTTTTATCAAAACATTATTAACAAACGAAGTTTGTACAAATGTAATTTATTCTGATGTTTCGAGATATAAACCAGTTGAATTTTTTGTAATATAATATGAATAATTTTTATTCCAACTGTAGTTTTATTTCTACTCTTTTTATATTTTTAAATTTAAATTTATATATTGGGGACCGTTCATCTTGGGCTATATAAGCATATAGCTTGCGTCAATTCCTTTATTGAACGGATATTTTTAAATATGTAACATATATTTGTTTCCCTGATTAAAATCAGGACACGGATTCACTACAAATGTGACACCGTCGTTTTTGATTTTTCTCAAGAAAATTTTTATATAATGTTTGAAGTTTATAGACTTAATTGGTCTGTATAAGGGTGACATTTTGTCTCTGAGGATGTCTTTCCTCTATAGTATAAAATGCTGCGTGACATAATAAATAGTGCTGTGTAACAAGAATAGTGTATTACTAAGACTTGTCCACTATTGAAAACTTTGATAATTCATTAGAAATATAAAAGTTCAACACACTCTAAGATATTATCTAACTAAATAACCTAATCGGCTACTACAACAAATTACTCCATGGCTGAGAAACCA